TCCACTCTTACGGCAACAATCAACGACACCACAAGCGTGATTAACTCCCAAGATGTTCTCAAGGAGGTTCTGCGTCTGACTGATTACAAGAAAAATCGTCTCCAGAGGACTTGCCCGACAATGTTGGATAAGTATGCCAGTTACAATGACTGTGCTGGTGCGATAAATAACCCTCTTGGTGGCTATGAGAATCAGACTGACTTTTCTGAGACTCCCAACGGTGCTTTCTTCAATGTAATTTACACTGACCCCCAAGGCAATCCCCTTTCTGCTCCCACTCCCCAACCCGCTGGTAATGTAGCTCCCCCAGCCTTTGCTGGTGCTCCTTATATTTCCCTCAACGGCAGTCCTTGCGTTCCTTTCGCTTGGTTAGCTGGTTCTACCTACGCCACGGCTACCCCCACCGTTCTTGGCTCATTAGTCCTCTATAACAGTGCTATCTGGCAGTCAGTCACTCCCGTGGTTGGCACTGCTCCCGCTTCTCCCGCTTGGACTAACCTCGGCAACATCGTGGGTCTTGCTATGCCTCTCTATTTCCGCTGGGGCTCTACGGAGAAGCTTGTGCTCTCTCCTTTTGTATTCAGTGATTGCCACGAATGGGACACTGGTCTCTTTGGCATCAACAACATCCAGCTAATTATGAACTTACAAGCTCCCACACGCATTGTGCGTAGCACCCAGAAGTTTGGCGTGAATATCTCTGGTCTCCAGTATAATGCCACATCTAATTCCGGCTCTTTCGCTAATTCCCGTGTAAATTGCCAGTTCCTAACGCCTTCTCTGGATGTGCCTCTGCCTCCCAAGTCAGTTGTGCCCTATATGGAGTTTCCCCGTTACATCACGGCATACCAAGGCGGTCCAATTCCCGCTGGTGCGGTAGCTCAGATTCAGTCACAGACAATCACGCTTCCCCAGATTCCCGATTTATTCATCATCTATGTCAAGCCCAATCCTACTACACTAACAAACACTCAGGGTGATTTCTATCTACCCGTTGCGACATCTGCTGATGGTGTAACTGCCCCTCTAACAATTAACTTTGACAACTTCTCCGGTCTGCTCTCATCTCAGACGGCAGAACAGCTATACTCTATGTCCGTCAAAAACGGTCTGGATATGGACTGGAACACTTGGGCTGGTATGGCACACACTGGTGCGACTCTCCAGCAGGGCACACTTGGTGGCTCAAGCAATACTTTTGCTGGTGGTGCGAATAGTCGTGTGCCTCTGGTTGGTGGGCTTCTGGTTCTCAAGCCCTCCCAAGACATTACTCTACAGACGGGACAAGCCCCTTCCCTTGTAGGCAACTTCACTTTCCAGTTCAATCTTTCCGTGAAGAACACTTCCAATGTCGCCCAGTCTGGCGTTCAGCTATTTGTAATTACTGCCAACTCTGGGTTCTTTGAATCCATCCGTGGCTCTTCCCGCATCATCAAGGGCGTTCTCTCCGAGCAGGACATTATATCTGCTCCTCTTGCTCCCCACGGCACTCGTGATATGCTTTCACGCTATGTTGGTGGTGCTGGTATGTTTTCCAATCTTGCGAATGTGCTCTCCAAGGCAAAAGATGTCTATAACGCCACAAAGCCCGGTGTTTCTGCCATTAAGAATATGTTGGGTGATTCTGGCACGATGGGTAAGATTAAGGGAGCTCTTGGAGCAGTAGGCTACGGCACTGGTGCTGGAACTGGGGCTGGAATGGACGGTATGGGAACGGGTGCTGGAACTGGTGCTGGTCGCCATCGCAAGGGTCTATCCGCCCGGTTAATGTAAATTTTCAGTAGTTAGGTTTTGCGAAAATAATCAATACGGCGAATTTTTTTCGGTGTATTAATTATAATAGAAGATGGCTGTGAATCTGGTCTTAGATAACGGCAACTTTCCGTCTGTAAATGCGAATGTGCTTGTAGCGGCTGGAGCAAGGCTTGGTTCTCTTGGTCTTGCTACAAGTGGAACTGTTACTGCTGGTGGTCTTTCGCTAACTGGTGGCACGGTTGAAGCTAACAATGTTGAGGCTCTTTTTAATGTTGCTGATGGAGCAAGACTTCAGAACACGCTCCAGACAAACGGTGGTGGCACATTTCGTGTTATGGGTAACGGTGTTGGCAGTCAGACGCAAGACAATGCTTATTACACTAACGCCCAGCAAGTAAATTACCAAGCTCCCGCTTGGAATGCCACATACGATTATGGACCGCCACACAACAATGTTCTAATTGTATATGGCACAAACACCGCCGCCGTTGGTGATTACCCCAATAACATCTTCTACTCTACTGGTGCTCCGGTCGTGGGTGTTCCTCCTACACTGACTCCAGCACCTTATCCAGCTGGTGGTGGTGTTCCCAGTGTTGGTTGGGCTCTTGCCAAAGATGGTGGTCTTCTTTATGGTGGAGCTACTGTAGTAGGTGGAACTGGTAATTTACAAATCTCAGAAACTATCTGTCAAGGTGGTTACCCCGGTTTAATTCGCTTTTTTGGTGGTGGCGGTGAATCTGTTGGTGGAGCTGTTCCTCGTGGTATGGATTTAACAGAGGCTGGTATATCTGCTACCGCTAATAACAACAATGGTGCTTTACTGGATTTAGCTGGTGTAATGAAGGCGGATGGTGTCTATATTCACAACGGTGATTCTGCGTTATCTCCAGCTTCCAGTGCTAATGCTCTATTTATTCCCCCATCTGCTAACGGATTCGTGCTTGGTAACAACTACACTTGGACTGCTCCTACTCCTCCCGCTACGGCTTGGCACTGGGTGGGTGCGGCGGGAACTGCTGGTTCTATGACATTAAGCGGACCCGCAACCTCAATGGCATTTGATGTAAATTGTATGGTGATGCTTACCCCCGTAACAGTTGGTGCTACTGCGGCGGGTAGTATTGGACTTTCTAACAAGGCATCTACATCTATTACGATTGATAGTCGTGATGCCGCCGGTGCTGTATTAGCTGGTGATGTGAGAAGCATAGAATGGATTGTATTCAACCCCAACTGGACTACTTAATTACCAGAATTTAAAATATTTTCTTATTGTAAGAATATGAGTGATATCCTCCCTCACATTGCTACAATTAAAACTTGCGTTCAGCCTTCTGAAAGAGTCCTACGGGGTTGGACTATGTTCGGTAGTAAGGGTGAATACGCTGAACTATGCCCCCATTTTAGAGTTCAGTCCAAATGCGATGCTTGTAAATACCCGATTATAACCGGTTCATTACCAAAAAAGGACGAATGTCCCCATCACGGCAGTAAATTTCTATGTAGTGATTGCGTTACCACAAAATCTTTAATGCCAGATTGTTCGGTGAAAACGGGTCAGCCTTCCAATCTCCTCGTATCTGGGAATGTGACTTCTGAAATGTGTTCTGCTTCTTTGACGCAGTCCCTTGGGGGGCTTTCCCTAAACTCTCCAGATGAGACCAAATCAGATGGTCTCCGTAGCCAACCCGACCGAATTGAATCACTTTCCCGTCTTCGTTAGGAATAGCTAATTTATGAACGCCATCTGAAGCAAATCCAAGTAACTTTGACGCTTTACCATACCCGGCATCCTTTGCCTTCTTCTGTGCTTTTTTCAAATACACTGAAGGGGTCATACCAGCTTTATTTAATTGCGTCATAAATTTGTCGTGTCCCGCTCCTTCCATAGCTACATTAGCAATAGCCCCCAAATCAGTGATGCCTCTGGCTACTGCTCCAGTCCATTGAGGCAGTTTTTTAAGAAGGCTTTCAGTTGGTTGCTTTACGAATTTAACTGCTTGGGGTGGGTAATTGTTATTAGCTCTGAGTAATACGGCAACAAAGTCTTGGCAGTTATTGGCGAATGGGTCATATCTATAAAAGTCATCACCCTTCACAGCAACACCATTTGCGATAAATTGATTCAGTGTTGTCTGGCTGGGTAATGGAGGTAATTCTAATACTTCTGAGTTATGAAGAAGTGGCTTGGGTTCGCCTATGTTAATAACCTCATTCTTTTCAACAAGGATTTGCTTTCCACTGGCTAAAGTTAATACAAGCCCTAAGTGAAACATATCATCGTAATGCTCCGCTGATTTTGCCTTACTCCATTGACCCAGCGTGATTAATTCAAACGCAGTATTCAAAGCTGATTGAATCGGGTCTCTACGAATCATTAAGGATTGTATGAATTCATTCCCATAGTCTTCCAGTGTATTACGAGCAGAAGGTGGTAGATTAATTCGTATGCCTTTGAATACATCAGATACACGACGACGGGCAACAGAATCGGGATTGACAAATTCATTCTGAACCTTACCCACAGTAGAACGCAAAACAGAATCTGGATTAACAAATTCATTAATAACCTTCTTTGGATTGAATACATCATACCAAGCACCCCCACGCAAGTCACCGTCGTGCTTAGGATTACCGTCTAAAAAACTATAAACCCGTGCCATCGCCCATTGCTCTTTAGAAAGCTTCTGGCTCATTGGTGCTTTCACGCCCTTTTTGAATGAGCCCTTCATACGAACCGATGTGGGATTTGTCTTATAAGCTCCAATACCTCTATCATAAACATCTTGTAGAACCTTCATTGGCACGGCTGAAATTTTAGCCAGTTCTTTCAGACTGTATGATTTATCTTCTAATTTATTTTTCTTCAAAAAGTTCTTGCGATGTGTGCCACCCTCAAATTGATTCAGCTTGTGACCGTAATAGTAATCATAAGCCTTTCCAGCGTATGGAATGTAGCTCAGTAACTGCTGGGTTAGACTGCGTTTAGCTTTACGAACCTCTGGAGCTTTACTAAGAAATGGTTTAGCTAAATTATACAGTGGGTCGTTTTCCGCATATATTCTTTCATTCTGAATGTTTGTATTGCTGAAATTCTTGGGTTGAACGGCTGGATTATATGACAATCCAGATTTGAGTAATCCTAAACTGAGGAATTCGTCTAATATAGCTCCACCCAGTGAATGCCCCGCCCCGTAGTAGTCAAATTGGCTCATTGGATAACGGCTCTGAAACTCTTTTAGAGTCTGTAAATCACCCTTGAATCGGTCACTTGCTTCTAATTGATTAATAGGAATGCGTGAATTAGCATCAGTCCAATCTGATTGTGTTTTAGAACCACGAATACCAACCAAAACCGTATTGCCACTCATATAGAATTTGATTGTGGGTGTATGTGATACTAATTTGTATTCGCCAATCTGGCTTTGAGGAGGGTTTTTGTAAGCTTGTTGAGCTACTTGCTGAAGCGTGTTGTTGTCTGGTCGTGCTCCACCACCGTGATTCGGAAGAGGCATTCTATATACACAGCAGATATTTTTCAAAATAAAAAGGTAAGTTTTTACAACTACTGCCAAACTCTTTGGCAAAAGTTGTCAAAAGTTGAAGCTCGTTTTCACCTATCATATAAGTCCAAAAGGAATGAGCTCTGCTATTAACTATTATAGCTATCACTGGGCTACTACGCAGACGGAATACGCACCGTTCTTTGATGTGATTCGTAACCACAAGGCTTACAACCTCTACTTCCAGTTCTCCCATTGGTTAGAGCAACCACCGGGTGAGGAGAACAAGGCTCAGCTGATACTGAAGCAGTATGAGAAGGAGAAGAAGAAGCTAATGAAGGAGCTTCAGATTTACAAGACCCATTGTAAGCAACCGGGTGTTATCATAGATAGGGTTATGTTTGAAGAGATTACGCTTCGCCCAAGGACTCGGGTATAATACTCTAAAGCCTCATTCAACTTTCTTGTGAAGGTTGTGAAGCTTTTTTCGCCTACTTTTGAAACTGGTGGAATTGAATACCCTCTTAGGGAAACTTGGCGAAAAAGCCTTCACAACCTTCACAACATAGGATTAAACTTCTCTAACCTTTCAATAGGAATATAGAAGACGCTCTGAACTGAATTATAACAATCACTGCGTTCCCCTCTATAATAATGGTCGCTACGCTGGAAGGTATTGAATAACGAATCATTGTATTTTATATAATAAATCCCATCTGAATAACAAAAAACAAAATAGTAAGCTTTTGACGGGTCAGAGCAGAACTCAATTTTATTTGCCCCAATGATTGCTGTGGGGTAATCGTTGTGTTTGATTCTACGGGTTTTTAATTCCACATACACGGTTTTAATGTCGTTTGTATAATCCATAATTGAGTAACCCCCTTGTTTAATGAGCGGTGTTCCAGCTATTGCTTCAATCTGGTTCTGAATCGTGTCCTCATTTGCCGTTCCGAAAGCTAAGTCAGCTGATTGGGTTGCCATTCTTCTGATTAATGCCGGGATAAATAAATGGGTAAAAAAACGCACAGCACGATGATTTCAAAATAAAAAGGGTGGTTCAAAAAAAAAAGTCGGCTTTTTTCTGGGACTTGGGTCAAAAATTGAATGGAAGTTTAACCTATTATATAAGTCATAAGAGATGGACGCACTGAATAGAAGACTCACCAGTATGACGAAGCAGAGGGCATTTGCGTGGGCGAAGTATTACGAGGCTTGTAATAGCCGTCTGAATGCCGACCATACCAACTATACCCGTATCATTCGCACCACGACGGATGATGCGATTCCTACACACATCAAGAACGAATTCCTTGCTATGGCGACTGAGCTCAAGAAGACTTGGGAATGTCCTATATGCTTGGAATTTATCCAGCCCGACAACTTAGACATAACCCCGTGCGGTCATTACTATTGTAAGGGATGCTTACACACGCTCAAGGCACAACCAGAGCCCAAGTGTGGCATTTGCCGTCGCAAACTCAAAGCCAATGAGGCGGAGTAATGCGTAGGTCATTAACATATTTTTTGTCATTAAAAATCTCAACCAAATGTATATGGAAGCAGTATTCAAGGAGAAATCATATCCAGCTAATTACCCAGCCGATGCGTTGGCAATCATAGATGCTATGAGCTTTAGTAAAGGTAAATCAGTCACTATTCTTGGCTCAATGGCGATGCGTTCTCAGCAATACGCTGGAGATTACGATTTATTTGAGGAAGTCAAGACGAAGGGCTCAGAGCATCAAGCATTGCGTGACTTAGCTGACGGATTCAAGAACATTGTAAAGGGGCTTCTGGCAACCAAGAATATTTTTGTTGGTGATATTAAATCTGGGTCAATAGCTGAATGGGAGATTCTTAATACAAATGCTGGAATTATAAATGGCAAAGTAGAGCATTACAACGCTACTGAATCACGCCATCGTATTGACGAATTAGAGAAGGCAAAAATCATCTCTTCTGGAGAAGCCAAATTCGCTCATACATTAATTAAGGATTCAATGACAGCAGAAGACCTTATTGAGGCAAAAAAGGAATTGAAGTTCCACATTGTCCGCTGGTCGCCCCAAGAGGTGCTCCAAGGGTCAAAGGTTCTGCGTGACAAGAAGCGTTACACGCTGGAAGAGGCGTTCAGCTCTCATTCAATGACAAAATTAGATGTGATTGGATTCATTGAGAATAGCCGATTCACTGATTTCTCTATTATATATGAGTTTTTCAATAAGGGCAAGGCATTGAATGACTTTCCATTAAATGTGGCTCAGAGTTTGAATGAGGATATTATTTATTATAAAGCACACGGCAACCATTTCAAGGTTCTCAAACGATTATTAGCATTAGCTAAATTAAATAAGGATTCCACTGCTGTCAATGAGCTTATTCCGATTCTAAATAGCGATTTGGGTCGGCTCTATTTAATTAGCAGTGATATTGGCACATTAATTGAGCTATTTGAGAATGAACGCAAAGTTCCAATGAATTTAGTGCGTTTTCAATTAGACCAAATGAAAGCACGAATGGGTAATATATATAACCTTCCGGATTTCCTCAGTGAGGAGCACGACCTAATTGGTGATATTAATGCCGTGCTGAAAATGACAAACAAGGCTCAATTATTATCTCGCCTACATCAGATAAAGGCTAAGATGGAGGGCATTCTGAATACGAATGCTAAGGGTAAAGCGAAAGGGGGTCGCAGAGTCAAGGGCGGAGCAACTGACGCTGAGCGTGGAAGGGCGGCGAAACTGCGTCAGAAGTATTTTTTACAGACTGGAATAAACGCTAAGGGGTTTGAAGAAAGACCTCTGATTTATAATCATCTATCCGCTATTATTCACGATGGAGACCCACGCTCAATTGCTGACGGCTCTTCTTCGTTAGGAAGTATCGCTCCAAGAGATAAGCAAATCATTCGTAATCTAACAAATTTCATTATGAGAGAGGATAAATTGATTGGATACCCGTTACAGAGAGACAAAGCTATCTATGATAATACTGGAATACCAGCTGACGCAGACAATATTCCAGCCAGTCAGAAATGGCTGGGATACTCAAATACTGCTGGAAGATATTTTGAAGATGAGCCATTGGGGGTTTGGCGTTACTTTTTAACGGCGGGACAACCCACACCAGCTGATTTGGCACTCGGAGTTCCAACAACAATTCCTCAAGGAAAATTAGGAACAACTCCCACATATGAGGGATATGATGTGCTTTTAACACTAAACCCAGCAGATAAACTGGCACTTGTGCCCGGGTATGATAGGTTTATTACGGGTCAAGCTCCAAATGTTGCTTTTGTTCCTCCACCACCACCTCCACCACCTCCACCACCTCCGCCACCTCCGCCCACAATTGAGGAGCGATTAGAGTCAGAAGGACGAGTTTATTTACCTCCAGATTTGAGTTCTAATCAAGCGGTGGATGCCGTAGTAGCTGAAAGCAGAGCCAGACAAGCAGAAATTAATAGAGCCATAGCAGAAGTAAGTAGAGACCCAGAAGCTAAAGTAGGTGACTTTGAAAACAATTCTTTTTATTTACTATTGAACGAACAACGAAGAAGAGCCAGAGAATTAGTTGAAGGACTCCCAGCAGAAATTCAAGCATACGAAGCTGGAGAGGCGGAAGAGGGAAGGGCAAGAGCTGAGGAAGAAGCAAGGGCACAAGCAGAAGAAGCCAGAGCCAGAGAGGAGGCACAAGCCAGAGAAGCCCAAGCAAGGGCTGAGGCACAAGCAAGGGCAGAGGAAGCACGATTAGAGGCACTCCAGCCCCGTGGAACTGTGACGGCTGAAGACCAAGCAGAAATAGAACGCCTTCTGGCTGAATCAAAAGAATTAGAAGAAGCAACACCATCGTTTGATATGACAAAAAGTATGGTTGAAGGAGCATTTACAAAGGAAGCAGTGGCGAAGTTACCAGAGGATGTAAGAGAGACTGCTAAATTGGCACTAAAAGAGTTTCAAAAAGCTCTGGAAGCGATTCAAACACTGATTCAAGATGCTAAATTCAAGGCTGACAAACCAAGGCTGGAGGCGGAACTAAAAACATTTCCTAAGGGATTAGATAAGGTCAAGAAGCCCAATGAAAAACAGAAAGAACAACTGAAACGAATTGGAGAAATTGAATACGAATTGGCTATAATTCCAGATAATACTAAGGAAAGAAGGGAAGAGTTAGCAAGAGCTGAAAAATATAAGGGGAGATACGAAACGGCTGTTGATACATTAAAAGACATTTTTCAGAAACACTTAGCACTGAAGCCCAAACCAGCTGAAGAGGGGAGAGTTGTTACTACTATAAGTTCTAATGACACATTAGAGAAAGTCTTTACTAAAATTCCTAAACTGATGACTGATGACACTCTACTCGCCGACCTATTGCCAAAGTTTGGCGTTCAAGATACAAATATTAGCCGAGCTGAAGCAACCAATATGGCAAGAAGAATTGCGACTGACGATAATTTAACAATCCCACAAGTAAAAAGTGTTTTAACTACACTCGGTGAGATGGCTCACACAATAACTGGAAACTTCATTTCTGCTTCCAAAGTTGTTGCCCCCGTAAAGATGGCATTTGATAAGGATGAAATTCCAAAGGCAGAATTTGATGCCACAATGAGAGGAACGATGGGAAGTTTAATAAGAACGATTGGAAAGAAATTGCTCTGGTTCTTCTATTCCAATCCTTATTCTATTATGGTGTATAGACACGCTACTGAAGTTGATGACCCCACTGAAAGGGTTCTAAGAAATTCTCTTCTCAAATCTATTGAAGGAGAGTTTGATACAGAGGAAGAGAAAGGAGATTTTCCAGATAAAGAAGTAGGTGAATTTTTGAGGAAGAATGCTCTGGATGTATTGGATAAAGAATTCCATCTACCAGACGCATTCATAGCTAATGCTGAAGGAGTAAGTGACGAAGAACTATGGGAAGCAACCCAGATTGCTAATGGAGCATTAAAATTGGTAAAACCACAAATAGAAGTCAGTATTAACGCTTCTAACAATCTGGAAACAGCAATTCATTACTGGAAGAGAATGCTTACTGGAGATGGCTCACACGATGACGATATGTTTTCTGGTGGTGATAGAGCACCAGTCAAAGCGTGGCTAACACAAGCCCGTAGAACACTGGGTGAAATGTCACCGAAAGGACAAGAAACCGTTTTTATAGCGTGTGCTCTAAAAGGGTTTAGCACTATGAGCGTTCTAACTGGTGTGGGTATGCCGAAGGAAGTATGGCAAGGCAATCCCTATATGTTATTACAGCCACCAAAGGAAGGCGAAGGGCGTGTTCGTGGTGGGATGTGCTGGGGTAAGCCCAAAGTCCATTCTGAAACATCAGCCCCCAGACAGAGGAGACGAGGCTTCCTTTTTAGTAGCCCACTTGTTACCGCACCAGCACCAACGGAAGCAAGAGAAGCTGAGCCATCATCCCCTACTCCCCTAATACCAGCATCAAAGCCAAAGGCGACGGCAAAGGTAGCACCATCTGGTTTTACTGGGATTGGTCGTGTCCGTGGTGGCTGGATTCCCGCAGATTCAGTTCTAAGAGAGTTATCCAATGAAGACATAGAACAACACGCCCATAATGATGCTGAGTATGAGTATATGATTAATAGACGGAATGAATTAAGGAAAAAGAGGAAACCAAGAGGTAATGCGTGTGCTGATACAAGCATAAGACGCAAAAAGCCCCCTCCGCCTCCACCTCCAACGGGTATGCTGGTGGCTTCTGGTAAGCCCAAGAGCTTTGCCAAGGCGATGAAAGAACTAATGGCTAAGCAGTAAAAATCGTTCTTTACAATAATATAATAGGATAATCAAAACATTGTCCTATTATACGATTTCCGTTTAGTTTTTGCGTGTTTGTGTAAATTTCTAAGTATCTTATATAGCCCGATGCCAAGCCTCAGTTTTGACAAGACCAAGGGAGCTAAGCCAATAGCTTTAGTGAAGGGTGGGGAGGACGATGGGGCAGTGTTATACCTCCACGAAGACGACCACGACGGCAAGAAGCCCAAGAAGGGGGAGATTTCCGCCACGAAGTATGCCACTGAGTTGCGTGAGATAAAACCAGCTGAGCGTGTCAAGTTACTGAATCGCCTTAGTGAAGCACGGGCAAAGGGGCTGAAGAGCGACCAGCTAATAGCAGAGTCTGCTTTTGCCCGTTCTTTGTATGATAAAATTCTCCACGATGAAACCACTGACAAATCTATAACACTTCCCGACGATAGCCAATTCGTTATTTGCCCCAGCCCAGACCCTAAAAAGCGTGAAGTATTTTACATTGCTGGTGCGTCCGGCTCTGGTAAATCCTACATTGCCAAAAGCATTGCTGAGCTTTACAAGAAGCTTCACCCCAGCCGTGAGATATATTTAATTAGTAAGCTGGAAGAGGATTCAACTCTGGATACAATGAAGCCCAAACCCAAACGCATTAACATTCAGACCCTTATTGATGATTACCCAGAATTAGATGAATTTAAGGACTGCTGTGTAATATTTGATGATTACGACACATTCGTCGGACCCGCCGAAAAGGTGGTTCATAAGCTCATTGATGACTTGGCTACTATGGGAAGACATACTAACACAACGATGCTCTGTTTGTCGCATTATTTAACTAACTATAAGAAAACCCGTCTATTACTGAATGAGGCTACGCATTTGGTTGTTTATCCGATGGCGACCAGCTTTCACGCCTTATCTTATCTTCTCAAAACTCATTGTGGGCTAACAAAGGATGACTGCCGTGACCTCAAGAAGATGGGGCGATGGGTTTGCTTATACAAGCATTACCCTCAATGGTTGTGTAGCGTCCATCACGCCCGAATCCTCAATCAGTAAAAATATCTTATTAATGTATAGAATGGCTTACAGTCAGTGGTCTAATTTTGCTAACTATAGAGTAGGGGACATCGTCGGGTATGAAACAATTAATTATTCAGCATTACTTGCCAATACAAATATAGTTCCAACGACACTTGCCCCAAATTGGGTTGTGCTTCCCTCTCCTTCTGGTGGTGGTGTGTCGTCACTTGTTGGAGGCACTGGAGCTCTAACAATGAGTATCCCTACGGGTGGCACGGTTGCTTTGGTGGGGAATGATGTGGAATTAAATATTGCTTTTCCAGATATAGATTTTGAAGGACTTCAGAATAAACTTGGTATTATTACAATACTTCCTTTTACTTCTGATACGGTAGCTCTGGCATCAAACAATGACGGCACACCAGCAACGGCGATTGTTCCATCTGATACGCCTCCCACATCTTCCACAACAATAAATGGAACGCCGTGTTGGTTATACACAAAGCCAGTTGGTAATGCTGGATTCAATTGGTTTATGTATAATCCCCGATTCGGTAATCCAACTGCTCCATTGCCTTATAGAAAATATAGTGCTAACACAGCTGACGATAGGATTCAGAGCGTCTGGGCTCTGGTTCAACCAGCAGTTAATACAAATATTTATTCAGCTGGTGTGGTAGCACTCAACCTTTATTCGTTTGATGATGCTAATCCACCAACATCATCGTTTTATAATACACGCTGGGCGTATTCAAACGCACAAGGGCAGAATAGCGGTCAGACTGGAACGAATTTATATGCTGGATACACATATCTATTGTATGCGTATGATGCCCCACGCATTACAAATATTTCTGGCGTGGGACAACCCGACATTCAAGATTGGGGATTAAGAGACCCCTACGACCTTTACACGGATATTCATCATATCCCCCTTCAGAATTGCGTGATTGCGTTCAATCCTTGGACTGATGGAACAAATTACATCACTTGGAGCACCACTACTGCCTTTACAACGGGGCAGACTTGTGTGTTTTCTGGCTTTGGATTGGGTGGCACTGGAAATGGGTTATTCTACACAGCAGTCCAGAATTCAACAAATCAGCCACCCCTTTCTGCTACTGGTGTTCCTAATACTGCGTATTGGACGGTTATCTCTCCCCAACCATCCTCATACGCATCCCAGCCAATTCTTTCTATGAATGTAACTGGTAGTAGTGGAGCTCCGCCGGGCTGGACGGCGGGTCCGCTCTTGCGTGTGATAGCTATGGGGTATTCAACTGGAGAAACCCCTTTTACTCAGACGACTGGCGTTCGTTATGTTTTGAATTAATCTCTAATTATATTATAGAATGACCTCCCAGTGGAATAGTTTTGCGAATTATGTTGTTGGTAACCAAGTTCAGAATGGCTCTTCCGTCGTTTATAGTTGTATTCTTGCTAATGTAAATCAGCCTCCGCCCAATGCTACTTATTGGGTCGTTTCCCCAGCTGGGTCGCTTCAGAGTTATTTTATTGATTCAGCTCTTCCTTCAATAACATTAGATAGTGGAGCATTAGTAACGGAAGGGATTGATATCACCCCTTCTTTTTTTGCTCCAGCAAAGCATTTCCTCATTACTTGGAGCACATTATTTACTGCTGGTGCTCCAGTAACTGGGTCAATCAAATGGGGTGTATCACAGAATGCCGTGCCTTTCGCAACCCCACTCAACGGACAAGAAAGTAGCCAGTTATTTGATTGTTCCACTGCTATCACCGTAGCTAATGGAAACCAAGTGCTCTGGTCGGTGACGGTTGTATATCTAACGGAAACCGACCTACCTCCAAACATCACCCTTTGGTATCAAAGCACCTCTCTGGATGATGCGGTAACGGTGGCAGTCCGTGAAGTAGCCGTCACCCTTCTGGATTAGTTGTGAAGGTTGTGAAGGTATTTTCGCCAAGATTCCCTAAGAGCACCCTTCAATCCACCAGTTTCAAAAGTAGGCGAAAAAGGCTTCACAACCTTCACAATCCACAAATTCAAAAGATTAATAATCTCTACGATTTGTGTATCTAACGCTTACCAGCCAAACCTAAACTTAATATAATATTACGGCGAATGTTAGAAGGCTTACCATAAGTTCCATCTGCCTTTCTATTTACACGAATACCAGCAGAATTGGCAATGCGTAATAGAGTATTCAAACTCGTATCGGGAGGAATATCAGTTATTTTTTTGGGTAAGGCAATGGGGGCAAGTGGTGGTGAGGCTACAGCTGGGGTCTTTGCCCTTGATTTCCTTGCCTTGGGTGCTGGAGCTTGAGGAGCTTGAGGAGGAGGGGCAACTCTGGGAGCTGGAGGAGGAGCTCTGGGAGCAGAACGAGCAGAACGAACTGACGGTGCTCTGGGTGGTGCTTGGGGAAGTCGCCCTTGGGGCTGAACGCCTACCGTAGAGGCTCGTGAAGTAGCAACTGAACGCCCCGAACTGGGCGTGTCTAAGAATCTATAC